AATCTGGCAAATAAACTATAAACCATATAGAAGATATGAAATATTATTTTGAAAAATCAGAAGTAATTAATGGTGATGAAATAGGAGCTTATCCTAAAGACTATTTTATTGAAAAGATGAAAGAGGAAGGGTTAACTGAAATAGAAGTATATCCGGCAGTAATGCTAAAAGGAGAACAGTTTGCATGGTGTTCTGAATTTCAGGATACTGTGGAAGTGAGACAGGGTGATTGTGGACGTTTTTGTGATAAATATAGTCCCCGAAACGGGAAAAATGGAAGATGTCGTTTTAGTCAAAATTGCTACGAACCAGATGAAAATAGATTAATAGTTATAAGATTAACTGACCATATATAAACCACAGAGCAATGAAAAAGGAAGAAATAATTGATGTATTGAAAAATTACAAATGCAATTATATTAGAGATGATCAGCAAATTAGCTTGACTCTTAAAGAAGCATTTGATTTGATAGGATTACCTGATGATCAGATAGATGATGAACTTGAATTGCTTGCCACCGAACTCTCCGGGCAAGAGGACAAAACAATTGAAGATATATTTAACAAATATTTTGTTTGGAACGGCATTGAATTTATACCGCGATCTGTTCTAACATTAAAAAATGCTGTTTTTAGTGCCATGCAAGATTATGTTTCTCAATCCCAGCAAGAGGACAAGATAAGCGATGAAAGATTTAAAATGCCAACGGACAAGCAACTTATTGAAATAATGATATTGTTTAACAAAGGAAAACTTCAAAAAAATAAACTTGCTGATATGCTTTCTCCATGTCTATTAATACTGGACAGGTTATATGAAAATGGAGATGTTACAATTCCCACTAAAAAGGAAGATAAAGACTAACTAAAATATAAAGAGATGAAAGCACTTACAGACAAAATTATTGAATTATTGCAAAAGCAATCAGATGAAGAATTTAACCACATGGCAAAAAATGCCTTGAATAATGCAATAGATTCTATTATAAAAATAGAATCAGAAGCAAATTTTGAAGAAGTTGCAAGAGTTGTGATAAAATTTATGGCTCAAAAAATTCATCCTCATCATTCTGTTGTAATAACAAGTACACAGGCTGAATTATTAGAAGGAGAATTATCAACTGGAAATATTACAGAATATTTAGTAGATTAATAATATTAAAGGTAAATATTATGGAAATAATAAATTTTAGTGAAAAAACATTCAGAGAAATCCCTGATCAGGATAACCCCGCATTTATGACAAAAAAAGAATGGGATAAAATAGGGGAAAATGGTTGTTTGTTAATTACAAAACAAGAACAACAGAAGCCACCTTATAAAAATTGTGGCAGATTATGTGTTTTTTTGATAACACCACAAGAACGTCCAGAAGAAGAGGAAACAACGACATATCTTGGTTTGTTTTGGGAATTAAAAGATGCTATGTTATTTGCAGAAACATATTCTTTTAGAAGATAATTGAATAATTCTCATTAAATCAATTAATCATGGACAATCCTGAAAAAATACTGGAGATATTAAATGATAAGCTTTGGATAGAGGGTGAGGAAAACAATATAATAGGGAAAATTGAAGCTGCCAAAGAAATCAATGAACATTATTATCCAAAAGAGTTTGTTCATTACCTACTTACTCAAACTAACTATCCGTTACTGTTTGCTAAAATCAGCAAAGAAAAAACAGAGGAATATTTTATTTACTGGCAGGACAATGATTTAGGAGAATTTATTGAGTGGAGGGATAAAAACTGCAAACGATTACAAAACGGTGATTGGATGCAGAAATACAAACACAAATCAAAAACATCTACTGAACTCTATAAAATGTGGCTAACTGAAATCAAAAATAAATAGGAGGTGTATTATGAAAGCATCAGCAAAATGGACAGATGATTGTCAAGGAAAGAAAGATTATGACGGTGAGATATTAACAATTAGTACCAGATATTGGCCACGTGGGGGTGGAATGGGAATAATAACTCATAATAAAAACGGAGTTATATCTATTGAAACTAATTCTAACCAAGATATAAAACCAAGTGCAACAAGTACTATTTGCCTTAATTATGGAGATGATGATTACCTTGATTTAATCACTGAAGATTTCGAGGCCGAAACAGAAACAGAAGTAAAAAATCAAGTCGAAAAATGGGTACAAGAACAATTCAATAGCATATTGGAATTATTGAAAACCAAATATAAAATAGACTCACAATGAAAGCACAGACACCAGAAGAAAAACTCTTTATCCTTGACCTGTTAAAACTGAATAAGTCAATTAAGATAGATGATAAGGTATTCTATCCTGAAGAATCTGTTATAAATATTGTCAAACAAGTGCTTAATTTCAAATCTAAAAAATTATGAAAGAAGAACATTACATCAAGGTACATATCAATTCGCCGGATGATTTGCCGGAAGAAGAAGGATATTATTTTATTGGGATAGATACTGGAGACATAGACGAAAAAGGTGTTTTTGGTGATATTGAAAAATATGATCCCAACAATGAAGATGACAGACTCTCTTGGTTAAATTCGGTTAAATGGTATTTAAAGCCAGAAGAACCCGCAAAAGGATTGACGGATGAACGCACATCTAAGCTGGAGAAAGACCTCAAAGATGCAGAAGCTATGTTTGAGAAAATGGAACTGACAGCTTTCAACCTTGATAAACGGATTAAAAAGTTGGAAGAACTGGTAAGTGCACATAAAAATCTATTAAACTGCTTTGGAATGAGTAAGCCGAAAAACAAGACAAATATTGCCGATCTTGATGAGGCATGGGAAGGGATTGCAGAGCTTGAAAAGAAATTAGATTTAATTTAAAATAGAAATCATGGGAGAAGCAATTATTATTACAGAAATTGAAGTTATTGTTCAAAAAAACAGAACACTGCTTCAAATCGACTTTGAATATTCAGAATCAAAAACAAAAGGTAGGATATTTATTGATTCACAAGAGTTTTTTAAAAAATTAATAAAGAAACACTAAAAATAGAGAACCATGAAAGAAATAATATATCCAGAGAAAAAGTATAAATATGAGGACAAAAAATGTCCAAACTGTAAAAAGAAGAAATTAGTATGGGGACAAATTCCTTGCCCTGAAGGAATAGAAGGATGTATGGTAATGCATTATGGCTATCGATGTCATAACTGCGGCAAAATATTTAGTAATTGATTAAATTTAAATGATATGAAAGACATTAAAGAATTATCAATCACCGAAAAGTACCCTTTTACAATTCATAAATCAGGTAATTGTGTAGTTACTTTTCACAAAGCTTTTTTTGAATTAGATAATATAAAAAAAAGAGAAATCTTATTAACTGTAAGGGATTTTGTTAATATTCAGCTTCAAGACAAAATAACAGACAGAGACCTTAATGAGATAGATAAGGCAGAGGAAGAAAAGAAATGAAGCCAAGTGACTTTGTTTACATAGAAGCAACTACCGGCAATGGTAAAAATAACGGTGAATGGACAATCAAAGGCATATACGAGTTTGTCAAGATAACAAAGGCACGGATCTGGCTCAAAGAAGGCGATTTGATAATTAAGATATACAAATCCAGAATAACGAAAATCGAACCTGTTAAGAAATAAATTATGGAACGTACTTGTAAAAAATGTGGTGAGACAAAACCGATTGAGGAGTTCCGAATTTCCAGGATATATAAGGATAAAGTATATTATATGCATATATGTAGAAAATGCTATAATATAAATCATAAATTTTGGCGCAAATTAAATTCTGAAATATTGAAATCTGAATATGAAAGGAATAGGGATAAAATGCTTATACGAATGAATGAATACGCTAAAAAGCGTACTGATAATTTACATGATTCATATGTTGCATATATAATAAAAAATTCAATTAATTTAAGTATAAAAATAATAAGACAGCATCCTGGATTAATAGAAAATTGGAGGCAACAAATAAGAATTAAACGTTTACTAAAACAGAAAAAAAATGACATTAAAACCAGTTAATCAGAAAACAATTTATCATTCATACGCTGATTTGTATGAAAAGATAATGAATGACGAATGCGACATTGCAAAAGCAGAACAGGCTTCGCATTGTTTGGATGGCATGAACAGAACCTATGCACTTGAAATAAAGAGAGCAGAAGTTGAGAATATGCTGAAAGGCAATTCAGAGAAAACAGAGATCAGAATTGTGGAAACAAAAAACTTTGATCAGATTCCTATTGAAGAAGGAAAAAAAGAAGAAGGAAAAAAAGAAGAATAATTTTATTGAACGTAATTATAGCCTTTCTAAATTGGGAAGGCTTTTTTATTGTTAATTAATTTTTATTTACTAACTTGCAGAAAATTTGGCGAGATGAATTAATTATAAATATTAATTGAATGTAATAAAATGCCAAAAGGTTTTCAAAAAGGAGTTGTAACGAATCCAAGAGGCAAAAAGCCAGGAACACAAAATAAGACTACCAAGCAGGCAAAGGAAATACTTGAGCAGGTTTTATTAGGACAGGTGGATAATATTAAGGCAGCTCTTGAATTGGTTAAAGACAAAGATCCTGCACGTTATTTGGATGCTTGTTCAAAGTTATTCACTTATGTATTACCGAAAAAAGCAGATATAACAACCGGTGGAGAAAAGATAAACGTCACTTTTACAGAACGTGAATCTTGATATTGAAACATCAAAGATATATTTCAAAACTCTGGCAGCAAAGACCAGATATGTTTTTAACGAGGGAGGGACAAGGTCAACAAAGACATATTCATCAAATCAGGTAGCATATAGAATAGCAGGAGGAAGTTCATCTCCTGTTATTTTTAGTATTGTATCGGAGACAATGCCTCATCTACGTAAAGGAGCAATGCGTGATTTCTTTGCTTTCCTTAAAAAGAACAATCTATATTCTGAAAAGGATCATAACAAATCAGATAACATATACCAGGTAAATAATTCTATAATTGAGTTTTTTTCTGTTGATACACCCGGTAAGGTACATGGTCCGGAACGTGATTATCTTTTTGTCAATGAGCTTCAATATATTGATTATGATACATTCTTTCATCTGGCACAACGTACCCGGAAACAGATTTATGCTGACTGGAACCCGGTAAGTGAATTTTGGGTTTATGATCAGTATATTAATAATTCACAATATAAAGATGATATTACTGTCATTCATTCCACGATGTATGATAATCCATTTCTTGCAAAAGAAATAAAGAAGGATATTCTGCGCCGTGCTGAACGTGATCTAAATTATAAGCGTGTTTACCTTGAAGGATTGATCGGACAAATAGAAGGGGTTATTTATCCTAACTGGCGATATTTTAAAGAAGGAGAATCATGGCCGGTACATTTGCCCTATGGTTTTGGATTAGATTTTGGCTTTCATCCTGATCCTGATGCTATGGTTAAGATTGCCATAGATGAGAAGAACAGGAAGATTTATGCAAAGGAATGTTTTTATTTGAATGATCTTTTAATATCTGATTTACGTAAAGAGGTAGGACTATATGCCAGATCACATGAGTTGATAATTGCAGACTCGGCGGACCCACGAATGATAACAGAATTAAAAGGGACTCCATTTAACATTAAAGGTGTAGTAAAAGCTGAAGGAAGTGTTATTGAAGGCATACGGCTTGTTCAGGATTATGATATTATTACCGATAAAGAATCTGTTAACCTGGTCAAAGAATTAAGGAACCATACCTGGAATGACAAGAAGGCCGGGATCCCGAATAAAGGATGGAACCACTTACTTTCAGGAATCAGGTATTTTGTCCAGAGTACAACAGCACGCAAAGAAACACATCAGACATGGCACATACGACCGGTATAGAGAAGCTTACTTTAAAGGAGATGATCAATAATTTCTCTTTATATTCAGGGCTTCCGGATGGATTGGCTCAATTACCGCTACCGGAATATTTGAAAATTAACGGTAAGAAACTATCTATACCAAAAGACCTGGATGAGTTCACAAGTAATATATGTTACGGACAACGGCTATTTCTGGTGCGTAAAGAAGAAAATGACTTCGGAATGATACTCCGTACTATTGATGGTTATTACTATCCTTTGGCTGTTAATAAATGGGATGAGGATAAAGCATTATTATTTGGGAAAAAAGTTTTAACTTTGAAAATTATAGATTTATACCCTATCGCTATGCACTTAGTTAATCTTACAAGTGAGATGATAGAACGGGAACAGAAGCTCCTGCACCGTGAGCCTACAAAGATGGAACTGGCTGCCGGTATTGAAAAACTCAACGTCTTTTCTGATTTAGTCGCTCTTGATTTCCTGCGTGATGCAATGAAATGCACCGTGCCGGAAGTATTACTTACTCCTTATAAGGAATGTTTAGTGCGTTTCATGCTCGCAAAAGAGACGGCAGAATTTCAGGAAAGACATTTTGAACTGATGAAAGAAATAAGTAAACCAAAATCAAAATATGCAAAATGAAAGTAAAAACTAAAAGAGAAGAAGTCTTTTTTTCTGTTATTGAACAATTAATAAAAGAAAAAGAAAAATTAGAAATGAGAATGGCTTTAAAAGGAACTGGCTGGATTTTACCAGAGGATCATCCCCGAATAGGAGAAGTATTTGCTATATTGCCGAATTACAAACCGAAAAATTAAAGCTATGAAAAACTGTTGTGGTAAACGTGAGCGGATAAATGCTCTTACGATGTTCTGGTATTTGATAACCGGACAAAAAGATAAGGAATGATTACAGATAAGCTCAAAACGATCTTAACGGCTTCCGGATGTACTCTCGTCCTGTATGAATCCGATAAATTGGCAAATATCCTGACAGACCAGAGTGATCAGAATGATATTATCGGACTGATACTTCAGATCAATGAGGTTGATCTGGAAATCAAGGCTAATGCTATCCCCGAACATTACAATCCTCTTTATATTGAGATACTTCAGCAGGTAAAACTTGAAGATACAGCAGATAATAATGAGGTTATATTCCAAGATTTACTCGACAGATGTAAAGAAGTTATTGTCCGGGTGATTGCCGATGCGGAATTTAAGACTATTTTGCCGATGCATCTGACTAAGATTCAGGAAACAAAATATGATGCCAATGTCATTGGATGGTCGATGCCGTTTAATCTGTATTATCTGCATAATGAAATCAGGGAGCCTTGCTTATGAATAGAAGTAAATATTTAAGATATATCCTTTATGCTTTGATTGGAGTATTGGTAATTATGATATTAATATTAATTAAAACTTAAAACTATGAAAAAGTGTAATTTATTATTGCGTTTTATAGCCGGTATTATATTTATTATCGGTTGTTTTTGTGTTGGACATTTTGCAGCCAAAGGAAATATTAGTGTTGAAATTATGACTGCTTTTATATCAATAATTGCGTTTATTATGTTTTATGTTGGTAAAGAAAAAAATGAATGATAGGTATTGATTTAAAACCGGAACTTGAAGAGATGATAAAACTCATCAGCCAGCGTAATATGTATTCCGGCAATAAGATACCTGATTCTATTATGAAGATGTTCAAGATAGAGATAACAGAGCTTCATGACGGGATTCTTGTTCCTTACTGGTTAGGAGTTTTGGAAAGAGGGCGAGGTCCAAGAAAAAGCAATGTTGATACCGGGCTGTATAAGAAGATTTATCGATGGATGGAGAAACATAATTTATTCAAATCATCTGATGCAACGGCACGGCTCCGGGAGGCTAAATTTATGACTTTGTATATCAACAAATATGGCAATAAGCAATTCAGAAGTAAAACGTTTGTTGATATTTACACGACTGTCCGCAAGCAAACTATTGAGAAAATAGATAAGAAATTTGGTGAAGTAATTGGTAAAATAACTTATGATGTAATATGATAACATTCGCACCCGAATTAATCAGCACTCCGGAATATCCTGATCCGCTTGATCCTTCAATAATTTGTCGCTGGGTAGCAACTGAGAGTCCTATCAACTTCCGGTTATCACGCAAAGACTATGCAGTGACACTTACAGCAAACAACGGAGGCTTTTTGCAGATAACAATTACTCCTTCCCCGACAGTTGTTTTACCTATCATCAATGATGCTATTGCAGTATATGATGAAACAACAGATGCAATGTTTGTCGGAACCCTGACAGATGTAACCGGTTATCCTGTACTTATAACGGATATTCCTTATGTGGCCGGGATGTCGATAATTTACATGAATGATAATACTTTACATGGAGGTTATTATTTTGAAGGACAGTTGACAATAAATGGTATTGTCGATCCTTTAACAGTTATTGCCTCGCCCGATT